AATTATAAAATAAAAAAATTTTATAATTTAATTATTTATACGAAATTACTTAAGCTTCAGTTGCTACTGCTTTCTTTTTACGCCTTACAACCTTCTTCTTCTTCTTAACTACTGGTGCTGGTTCGTCTTCATCATCTTGAACATCTTCTTGTTCTTGTTCATCATCATCTTCTTCATCGCTAACTTGAAATGACGGTTGCGCATCTTCTTCTTCTTTTTCTTCGGCTTCATTCAGTTTATTAAGTGTATCTTCATCATCGCTATCGTCCATAACCATACAAACGCTACTACCAGCAATGCGTTGTTGTGGCCTTACACACAATTGGTCAAGAGACCATGTAATACCACATTTACCACCTACGAACCAAATACCGCGACAAGAGATAAGACCAGTAACATGTGAGCCCTTAGAAATGAGAGTATGAGGAGAAGGACCTTCATAATCGTCGCTAGGAATATACAATGCCTGTGGTGGTTTATCCATAGTAAACAATGACATATTGAATTTATTCTTCCAAAAAGGCAATTTCACTTTAAGGGTTGGATTACTGTCATAATCAAAATCACCAGTATATTCACCACGACTATCTTTTTCTTTACGATATTTAAGAACGGGGTTGAAAAGAGCATCAACAACTTCACGGCTCTGATTTTTCTTACCAAACCATTCCTTAGAATTCCTAACACAGTCATCCTTCAACTTGTTTTCAAATTCTTTAAATTTCTCTAGCATAGCAGCTTGAGCAGGAAATTTTTCCGGTTCAAATTGTAGCGCCATATCATATTTACAAAATCCAGTGTTTTCATCTTGCCACTCATTGGCTCCCCATGTAAGCATAATAGGAACTTTCAATGTAAGTTTTTGTCCATTATAACTCAGTGCGACTGATTTACCACCGCGGGTATCAGTTTTTACTGGCTTGTAATTAACCTTAGAAGGTTGGAAGTTTTTAGTGTTTGTGATCATCATAGCAGAACTCATTACTCTATATAATACATATATTAGAGGATTTCTTTAAATCAATTTATTTAATATATTGGGATATTAATTATTTAATGTACACAACTTTAATGTAGGCGATTTTCAAATTTATTCACTTGATTTTTTATACCATTTGCTACGCCAATTTTTTTAACAGCACTTTTAAAGTTACGCTTAGGTATAGGCGGTTCAAAATTTTGGTTTTTTACATGCAATAATGGAGGTGGAGCCATAGGTGGTTCTAATCCTAATTCAGATGAGAATGTATTTTTATACCAATGTTCTCCCCCATTTGCTGATAGTGCGTTTTTCGTAGTTGGAGTTAAATCTCTAGGCATATTTTGAGAAAGTTTTACATCATAAGTAGGTATCTCACCACCTTTAAACTGTTTTTTTTGCAAGGTTTTGCTTAGTCTTTTAGTTGGACTTTTCTTCATAATAATAGGAGGGCTATTATTATTTTTAGGTTTAATTCTTCTATTAGTTTTTTTTGAATTAATTTTTGTATTATGTTTATTAATTTGTTGTGTATTTTTATGTTTATACAGAGGCTGTGGTATATTTAATATTGTTTTATTTATTTCTTCATTTCTCTTTTTATTCTTACAATTTATAAATACAAGAGTAATAATAGATAAAGCGAGCATTGAGCAAACTATAGTTAAAGTGATAATAATTGGTCCATTGTTTTCTATAGTTTGAATATTAGATTCATCTTGTTTGCTATTAAATTCTTCATACGTAATATTTTTAATAAAATCAGTGGTATGATTATTTTTTGGATTTATCTTTTGAGAGTTTGTAGTTGTCCTGGGAGAGAAAGTCGTTATCGGGGAAGATGGTATTTCAGTGGTAGTAGATGGTATTTCGGTGGTAGTAGATGGTATTTCAGTGGTAGTAGATGGTATTTCAGTGGTAGTAGATGGTATTTCAGTGGTAGTAGTGATATCATTTAAAATTTTAGTGAAATTATTATTATTTGTAATATTAATGTGGGATACATTTGATATATTAGATATATTATATTGGTTTGCGGGTGGAAAAGTAGTAGTTGAAAGTGTTTCGTCCGAACTGCCATCTGAATTTTCAATAAGTTCAATAGATGATGTGAATTGATCGTTGTTATTATATAATTTATATGGGTCATCAATACATATATAAATATTCATACTTGATAAGGTAATTTGATTAATTTTATTGGAAACACCCCATAATTTTTTACAATTATGAACTGTTTCAGATTGAATGCATAAATAAGGTAAAAACAGTAGGAAAAGTATTATTTTAGAGTACATTATATAGTAAAATACAAAGACAAATCTTTATATTAAAAACATAATCTATTTAAAAAAAAGCTAAAGAATAATAATATAATGACTAGAAATAAAGGGACAAATATGAATTATAAAAATAAATATTCTTTGCCAAAAGGCATCTCTCCCAAAACATATTTAAAAGAGAAAATATACGATAATATAATTTCATCAAAAAAGAAAAAAATAAAAATGACATCAGATGAGTTTTCAATACCAGAAATGAATGAGTATAATTTATTGTTAAAATACAATTATACGTGTCATCAATTATCGCAAATATGTAAATATTATAAACAAAAAGTGAGTGGTAATAAAAATGAGAAGATTTTTAGATTATATAATTATTTAAAATATTCAAATTACGCAAGAAAAATTCAAAAGGGATTGAGAGGTTATATGGTTAGAAAATTGTTTGAGATCAAAAAATTAGCTAGTTTGAAAAGTTGTATAAATGATACAGATTTTTTAACATTAGAAGAAATAAAAGATATAGAGTTGAAACAGTTGATAGTAATAAAACAGGTAACGAGAATAGAAAATGGGGGAAATAATAAATGTTATTATTATGCGTTTAATATATTATCATTATGGAATTTAATAGAAAATGCTAGAATGGAAAAAAAGAAAAAAATAGAAAATCCATATACAAGAGAAGAGTTGGATTATAAAAAAATACAGAAAACAGGGAGAAGAATATTTAGATTGACAAAGGCAATATATGGTGAAAAGATAAATATAGAATTTAAAGATGAAAATGAGGAAGTTGATAATTTAATGGATAAGTATAAGAAAGAGGCGGTTAATTTATTTCAACAAATGGATGCTTTGGGAAGTTTTATAACAGATTCAAATTGGTTACTAAATTTAGATAAATATTATTTGATTAGATTTTTGCGAGAATTGAGAGATTGTTGGGATTATAGACTACAATTAACAAATGAAACAAAAAGGAATATATGCCCTCCAAACGGAAGACCATTTGATAGTATAAATATAACATCATTGGGTCATAGACAGTATCCATATGTGCTAAGAAAAAGTTTGAAAATGATAAATAAGTTAATAAATACAGGAGTGGATGATAAGTCAAAAAATTTAGGAATATTTTATGTTTTAGGAGCTTTAACAATTCAATCACAAGAAGCGGCAAATGCTCTACCATGGATGTATGAATCGTTCGCGGTTCAAAACAATTAATTTTAGCATTGTTATGATATACGCTGTTAAATTAAATTAGTAATAATATATTAATTAATAAAGAACTTAAAAACAGATTATTATAGTATTTCATAGAATGCCAAAAGCTAAGAAGGTCTCTAAAAAATCTGCCGTAAAGGCTCCACCCGCACCAGCAGTTAAAGCTGAAGCACCAGTTCAAGAAGCTGCCCCGTCTCAACCAGCCGCCTTGAATGAACAATTTGCTTCATTGCTAGCACAATTGCAATCGTTGCGTAGTCAATTGACTACAGTAACTACTCAAGTCCGAACCCTATCTAAGAGGTATGACCGGGAATTGAAAACTGCTGCTAAAAATGGTCGCAAAAAGCGTAAGACCGGTAATCGTGCCCCAAGTGGTTTTGTAAAACCAACTAGAATTAGTAATGAATTGGCGGATTTTTTGAATAAGCCACAAAATACCGAAATGGCTAGAACTGAAGTAACTCGTGAAATTAACACTTACATCCGAGCACACAAACTTCAGGACCCAAAGAATGGTCGCCATATTCTAGCAGATGCCAAATTAAAGAAACTTTTGAAATTGAAGAAAGGAGATGAATTGACTTATTTCAATCTTCAAAAATTTATGAGTTGCCACTTCGCAAAAGCAACCAAGGCCACTCCTGCCCAATAATTGAGCTAATAAATAATCATTAAATTATTATAATTTAAAAATCTTATATTAAATTATAATAAATGAATTCTTCACCTGGAAAACAAATATATGATTTAGGATTAGAGGAAAATCCTATGCCACCTCCTATTGACCTAAAAAAAGTTTTGATTAAAAACAATGATGAACCAAATAGAAAAAAAAAACTTAAAAATTTACTTGAAACAGATAATATTATAATAGCACACGGATTAAAACCATTATTATATATAACTCAGTTGGCATTTTCAAAAGCTTTTCCTGAAGGGACAATATGTCACATTATACCATATTGCCCATCATATAAATATCAGAGTGATTGGATTAATATAAATAAAATTAAAATACCGTGTAATAAAAAATGGAAAGTAACTTACAATGGATTAGATAAAGCTTTAAAAGATACTACATTTCCTAGATTAGTTTTTTTTAATAATGCGAATAATCCATCTGGATGTATTTATAATAAAACTGAGCTTGGTAAATTAGCCAAAATATTTAATAAATATAAATGTATTGTTTTATCAGATGAACGATATGATAAATTAGTATATGAAAAATATCGTGAGGAATATGGGTCAATTAGTAATCATTATTCAAACACTATAATAGCCAATTGTTTGAGTAATAATTGGTCTGGTAATAATAAGTATGGCTGGTTAAAATTTCCAAAAAATATTATTAATGACGAATTATTAAAATTATATAAATTTTCATCGTCAATCACATCTTTAATATGTAATAATCCTAATGAAAAACTGCATAATGTAGCGGTTGAAGCATTATCATTAAGTAAAAATACAATAAATTATATGGAGTTTCAGAATAAAATGTTTAATGAGATCAATTCATATTGTCATGAAAAATTAGAAAATATGAAAATAAAATGTAGTATTACCAAATCAGCATGGTATAAGTTATTAAATTTCAACCATTATAAAAAAAAATTAAATAAAATTAATATTGTAACATCGGATGAATTATGTAAATATTTGTCAGAAAAATTAAATATTATCACGGTTTCGGGAAGTGTATTTGGTATAGAAAAACCATTAATTATAAGAATATCTTTTATAGATGTTAAAATAAATTATAAAAGTTTTTTAACAACCAGTAATGCGTATAATTATGTAAATGTAAAAAAATGTTTAGAAAAATTAGAATATTGGTTAAGTAATTTATAATATAAAGTTTTCTTTTTGCAAAATACTATATAACTTATTTTTATCGTAATTTTTATATCTGACCTTTAAATCTTTTAAAACTTCCGTATAATCTGTATTATTAATGTTAAACATATTATACGCTTTATGAAATTCATCATATTGAATGTCGTCTATAATTTGCTGTTCTTTCAAATAATCAATGAAACTTGTATTATTAATGTTTTTATATCTAGTTTTATATTTGATATAAGATTTATAATAATCAAATATTGTTGCATTTTTATTTTCATTAAAGTAATCACAGCCAGACAAGCAACATAGCCAGGTAAAATTAGTTTTATTAATATTTAAACAATCAAGTATAATTTTATAATCGTATAATAATACTTTATGTTTTAATAAACTTAAGTGTCTTAGAACTTTATTGCAACCATATGCAAACATATCCATATCATCACTTAAACACGCATCCACTTTCTTTTCTTGTAATAATTTCGCACATAATAAATCAGCCTCTCCATTGGCTGTTAAATATTTAAATCCCATTGAATCTAATAATTCTTTTACACAATTAATATCGTTTTTTGAAACTTTTATAGTTTGTCTTTTTAATCTGATTAACTCTTTTCTATCATTAGCATTATTTAAATCTAATCTATTTTTCTTTTCTTCATATTCTTCCAATGCTTCATTTCTTTTTTCATTTCTTTTTTGTATTTCATCATATTTTTCTTTTGGAGGTTTTCCATCAAATATAAATATAGGAATTATGTTATACTTTTTGAATATAATACTCATAAGATAAAATTTTTCTATAAGGCCGTCTTCACTTAAAAACTTATATATATATATCATTGTATCAATACATATTTTTTTCCCATAAAATTGAGATAGATGTATAGATTTGATTGCTTTTGGAGATTGAATGTTCAAGAATTTGTTTAATAGTTTTATTCCCATTTTTTTTCAGTTGATATATAACATTATCAATATATATTTATACTGTTTCAATTTATATTAATAATGAAAATACGGTCATACGAAGGTTATTACTAATAAATGGTGTAGTTTTCTTCTTTAAAAGTGTTTTTATATATTTGATGTCTTGTAAAAAATTCCCACTGTTATAATTTTTTTCTATGAAACTAAAAAGTTTATTATAATTATTATTATTATACTTATTAAATTTTATAATATTGATATTATTATTCCAATTCCATTTTAAAAATGAATTTGTATTGTATAAAAATATAGTTTTTAAAAAATAATAACTAAAAACATTACTATCTTCTTTATATAATCTTCTTATATTTTTACTAACTTTATCGTTCTCATATAAGCACTCGTAATCATCAATATCTAAGAATTTTAATATTTTGTTCATTTGAAATATAGAAAATGCCCGCTCAATATTTAAATGTGATTCAAAATATTCTAAAAAAGATTTGCTATTGATTTCGCCTTTTAAACTATAAAAGGATATAAAAGATAAATTAATAATATTTGCCCAAAATTCGGTATATGATTCTGCTATATCAAATGCACTTTTTATTTTGAATATATCTTTAATCTTTTGTTTTAAATTCTCAGTTCCTTGAGAATGAATGGGAGAGAAATCCAAACACATTGAATGCATTATTTCATGCATAAATACCTTATACCATTCTTCCAGTCTATAAATATATATTTCTCCATCTTTTGCACAAGCATACGTTACTGCCGTATTAGCATTATTTGAACCTATTATTTCTCTATTATTTTCAGGTAAATTTTTTTTTAATTTAGTTAGGTATAAATAAATTTTCAATGTTCCTTTTTTTTCAGAATATTGTTGTATAAATTTCAAATATATTATACTTTTTTTAATTATATTTTTGGCTTTTGTAAATGAGTTGTTATTTTTATTAAACATTAATACTTTAATAGATACATCTAACTCATTAAGACTGAAATTACATTCTAAAACTCCTTTCGCGTCTTCAATTTCGGCTAATATATCATTTGATACAAATTTACTTTCATATAATGATGGTTTCTCCACATTTTCAATAAATCTTATATTATAGTTTTCAAATGTTTTTTCCACTTCATTATTATTATTTAATATATCATTGTAAAATGTTAATAAAATCTTACTAGATAATGATGTTAGTTTAATATTATGTAAATTATTCATAGTAGGTAAAATAAATTTACAAACCTTCTCCGAATCTTTAGTATATAGCATATATAATATATAATATAAAGATTGATTATAATATTTATATTATTTATTTATTTATTTATTATCAATTAATTGTTTTCTAATTCTCATAGTATCATAAAAAGGAATTGGTGCTTTCATATTAGATTTCTTAACCCCCCTTTGTTTTACATAATGGCATAATTTTGCGTCTTTTGTTAATATCAACATTTTTTTGGCGTTTTCGTTTTGTTCATACTTAGCTTTTTGTGCTTCTTCCATTGCTTTCTCACCTTTACCACCTTCATTATAAAATTCCTCATCCATTACAATTTCTTTCTCTATATTTAATTTCTTTTGCATTTCTTTTCTAAAATTTTTACCTTTAACTTTTCCTGTTTTACCACCAGCACCTTTTGCCATACTAGGGTCTTTAGATATTGATGACTTACTATCTAATGAAAATAATTCCGCATATTTTGGAAAATCGTCAAATTTTCGGGAATGATAATAATGCTCTACCGTAGCCCAATTTTTATCATTAAGTTTAAATGGTGTATTAGAAAAATTAGATAATAATTTTCTCCAGTCTTTTATTTTATGTAATTCATCAAAATCCTTTTCTTTTTCCGATGGTATTTTTTCACCTATTTTTGTATTTTTCCCAGGTTTATGATGTGGCGATTTTGAATGAAAAACAAACACTATATTATCATCAAACGCGCCACTATCTGTATCATTTGGAGTTGGTATGGTTTCTGGTGCTTCTTCATCATCTACTTTCTCCGCCTTATTCGTAGCTTTAGTTTCTTCACTATCACCCACTGATGTAGGAACAATATTTAAATATTTATTGAATTTTGGTATATAATTATAAACACTTTTACCTTTACTTTTCATACAAGTTTCGGCAACTAAATTAACAATAGAATAAGGTAATTGATGAAATCTAAAAATTTTCCTATTACCATAAGTTATTAATTTAAAATGGTCATTGGGATCATTTTCATTATCTACAATGATATAATATTTTGGTTTAAATTTACCTTCATTCTCAATTTTAGTTGAAACCATATTACCACATTGCATAACATTACTATGTCTTCCAGTTTTATAATTAGTGCTATTTAAAACAATTATTTTTATTTTTAATAATTCTTCTAATCTATGTATTGCCGCTGAATCAGCCCAATATGTATTTTTTTTTATTGCCTTTTTAAAATCACCATATGTTTTAATATTTTTTACAAAATTTACAGTTCGCATATTTTCTTCTGCTAGTTCGGTTTCTTTTGTTAGTTGTTCTGCTTGTTTTTTTATATCTTTCAACTGATTACTCCATTCTTTATATTGTTCCGTTTTTTTTATATGTTCGGGTTGTCCAGATAGGCCCTGTTTAGCTTCTGTTTTTATTGTTTTTTTTAATTTAGTCCATCTTGGTTTTACTTCCTTAAATAATTTAACGGCAGTTTCTTTTTTGGATTTATTTTCTTTTATTTCATCGCTATACATTTCATACATCTCTTTATAATCAATAAATTGTTTTTCAGGAGTGCTATCAGATAATATTTGCCGTTGCTTACTGACCGACATTTTAATATCAATACTTTTGAAAGCTTCTTCAATAGTATAAAAAAAACAATCACCTCCACCTGCATTATCAATTAAGGAATATTTATCATTTTGAAAAAAAGTTTGAACCCAACTAGTAGTGGATAATTTTTTGAATTGTTTTTTAAATTTTTTATCTTGATTTTCACTTTCCATCTCACTTTCATGTTCATCGTCGCTATCGTCATCTATTTCAAGTTCTTTTAAAATAGTTTTATGTTTTTCTGTTTCATCTATATTTCCTTTTTTACTTCCATCATCATCTCCATCATCATCATCTTCTTGATCCGGAATATCATCATCGTCATCATTAATTAAACTGTAATCTGATAATCTAGTTTGAATATATTCTTTATTGACATAACTATTTAATAAGGGAGTTTCTAAGTTACTAATATCTATATCACCATCTTCATCTAGTAAATTAGTATATCTTTTTGATTCAAATTCATATAAACCAATTTGGTATATTTTTTCATCTTCTTCATTTACAATTAAATAAACAGGACATATGAAAATTTTTTTATTACTATAGTCTTGATTCACTTCACCTAAAGCTATTATAACATCAATATCAAATAATTTATATTCAAATAAAGCTACATCTTTATTTTGATCCATTTTATTAATTTTTTCACTTTCGGGGTAATTTAATGATTTAATAATTTTAGAATTAACCATGTGTCTTTAATTTATTAATAGAAATTTATTTAAGTAGCTATCCGATTTAATTTCTTCCATATATAACCATAATTCTTTTCTTCTTTCAACAATGTAAGAATTTTCAAAATTCAATTCAAATAAAACTATATCATTTATTAATTCCTCTTTCCTTTTTTTCTTTCTTTTATTATCTTTCAATAATATTTCATAATATTCAGAAATCATTTCCAAACCCCGTTTTAAAAAATTTTCTTTATAATGTAATGTTAAAACGGTGTATTCATTAGAAAATTCATCATTGTCGTATTCTGGTTTATTTACAACCTTTTCATGTGAATTTACATCATTTAATATGTCATCATAACTGAAGCCCGTTTCGTCATCATTATTCTCTTTAATAGAATAATTAATTATAGTATTTTTCATTAATTAATTATTTGAACATGTTTTTATACCAATTTTTTTAATCATCATTACTTGAACTGTCGCTATCGTCATCATCATCGCTATCATTATCTTCCAGCTCATCTAAAATATCATAACATTTGAAAGTGGTTTTTTTAGTTAAACCCCAATGCTTAGTATTTGCGTATGTATCAATGTGTGCTATTACTGATGTCCAACTAGCCTCATTATGTATTAATTTTTCTTTACCCTTTGTTATCAAAATAGATAAATTTTCAATAATTTCATCATTACAAAATAATTTTGTTTTATCGTCTTTATTATCTTCAATATTTTCTATTAGCGTGTATATTAAATTATACATATTATCTACATTTATGATGCCACAATTCATTAAGTGTATGAAAAAGCTACTCATAGATCTTCTTTTTTGATTAATTTTATTAGTTTCGCAAAATTTATCATAATCTTCTTCCGAGTCATAATTTGTAATGTTTTTGAATAAATCTAAAAAGTTTGTGAAGTTTGTTTTACAAATTTCTCTCATTATTTCAAATTTTTCAACCAATTCTTCGCATAATTTGGCATACATTTCAGACCAAAAAGAATTCATACTTCCTATTTCAAATATTGATTTACATATTTCATTGAGGTTTTCTTTATTATCAATATGCTTTTCAATATTGTCTGATATCTCTATTTTCAAAGTATCGTAATTTTTACCAGTAATTTTATTCAATAAACTTCTAATCGTATCTATTTCGGCATTTAGAGTTCCTTCTTCATTTTTTCTTAATTCGGTTATTTTAAAATTTCTTAATGTTTCCCAATCTTTATTTGATATTTCATCCTTTTTATCAAATTTACGGGCTCGTTTTTGTTTAAAAATGGGTGTTTTCTGATAATTAGGTGCTCCTACTTCTGCTGCTAATTTATTGATAAGTTGTATAATATCATCTGGTAGTTCAATATTGTCTGTTTTATAATAATCTTGGAGAGAGTAAATTTTCGTGGATTTTACTAGACTAGACATGTTAATAATTATTACGCAGTATTTATTTATATCAATTTTTTAGAGATTAATTAAGATTAATTAAGATTAATTAATACAAATTAAAGATAAATTAAAGATAAATTGATGAGACTTAAAGATATTTTATGATATATAAATTATGAGTTCTTTAACAACGAATCAAAAAAGAAAATTTGAAGAAATATCTTCATGGGAGGATGACGCATTAGACTTAAAACACGGGTTATTAAGATCAATATACGCGTTTGGTTTTGAAAAGCCGAGTCCAATCCAAAAAAAGGCGATAATGCCTATTGTCAAAACGGATTGTGATATTATAGCACAGGCTCAATCTGGAACAGGCAAAACGGGTGCGTTTACGGTAAGTGTTTTACAAAAGATTGATGAAAAAGAAAATAAGTCAATGGCCCTGGTTTTAGCCCCTACACATGAATTGGCCGGCCAAACAAAACAAGTGTTTGATGCTTTGGGGAAATATCTAAAAATAAGAACTTTACTTTTAGTAGGAGGAACCTCGGTTGAAGAAAATAAAAAAGCCCTATTAAACGAAAAAGAAAAGCCGCAGGTATTAATTGGAACACCCGGAAGAATACATGATATGCTTCGTAGAAGATATATAAAACCGGGAGATCTAAGAATGTTAGTTATTGATGAAGCCGATGAAATGTTATCTTCTGGGTTTAAAGACCAAATGTACAAAATATTTCAATACATGCCGGATAATATTCAGATTGGTTTATTTAGTGCTACAATGCCTGACGAATTGGAAGAATTAACGAAACAATTTTTGAGACATCCTATAAAATTATTGGTAAAGGCGGACCAATTAACACTAGCTGGTATAGCGCAATATTATATAAAATTAGGAAACGATACGGAAAAATACGAATGTATTAAAGATATATATAATGGATTATCTGTTTCACAATCAATTATTTATTGTAATAGTTGTTCTAGAGTGGACGACTTAGAAGAAGCAATGTTAGGTGACAATTTTCCTGTTTCAAAAATCCACGGAAAAATGCCTGAAGATATTAGAAAAAAAACATATAAATCTTTCAAAGATGGCGAATGTAGAGTTTTGATTACTTCTGATTTATTTGCCAGAGGTATTGATGTTCAACAAGTTAGTATTGTTATTAATTTTGATTTGCCTAGAAGTAAGCATACTTATCTACATAGAATAGGTAGAAGTGGTAGGTGGGGTAGAAAAGGAGTAGCAATTAATTTTATTACAAAACACGATACACTAACATTGAATAAATTTGAACAACATTATGAAACGGAGATTAGGGAAATGCCAATGGATTTTACATCGCATTTGGGAAAATTGTGTTAAGCACCTATTTATAAGTTCAAAAATATTAAAAATTTTCTTTATTGAATTCAATGTTGAATAAAGAAAATATAAATAATCATTTTAATTTACCCATTAAACATTTACCAGAAAAAAATATCAAAAATGTTAGTAAAAACTTAAAGGCCGATTTAGAATTAACTAAAAGTTCTTCCAAAAAAAAACCAATATATGATGTGGTTTTTCAACCAAAAACAGAGTTAGGAAAATTAAATATTGAAAAATTTTCCGAGCACTTCACAGACAATAAACAATTTTTAAAAGATAGTCAAAAATTATATAAAAAAATTAATATTAATTTGGAAAAAGATAAAATAAATGATATGATAAATTGTTGGAATACCATAAAAAATAATGATAGTTTTAAAGATAAGTATCAGTATATTGATTATGATAAATTAGACTTTTTAAATCATTCTTCAATATTTTTAGCTATTTTAAGTTTTTATAATTTATCATCCCCAGTTTTAAACTTAATGGTGCCTATATTTGTCTGCATAATACCATTTTTTTTATTATTTATTGTAGGAAAAAGTGTATCCTTTTCTGAATATAAAATATTATTGTATGCTGCTTTAGAAAAAATACCAATAGGTAAATTAATGAAACAATTTAATACCCCAGATGTATCACTTAATCAAAAAACATATTATCTTTTTATTATTGGTATGTATTTTTTTAACATATATCAGAATATATGTTCTTGTATTAAGTTTTACAATAATACATATTATATTACAAATCAATTTATAACAATAAAAAACTATTTAGATCATACAGATAATAATATTAACAAATTTTTGAAAATAACTGGAAAAATGAAATCATATCAAAATTTTAACACAGAATTGATTGAATATAAAGATAGGCTCAAACATTTTAGAGAAAATATAGAGTTTATTCCAGAAAATCCAATGACATTAAGAGGAATAATTAAATTAGGAGGAATTATGAAATATTTTTATACAATGCACTCAACATTAGAAGTGGAAGAAATATTTTATTATTCTTATGGATTTAATGGATATTTAGATTGCATATGTGGTGTTCATGATAATATTATAAATAAAAAAATAAATGCTGTAAAATTTAGTAAAAAAGATGTATTTAAATTAAAAAACCAATATCACCCTTTGATAGAAAATCCAGTTAAAAATAATATAAATATGAAAAAAAGTAAAATAATTACAGGACCAAATGCAGCAGGTAAAACAACAATTCTAAAATCAACAGTAATTAATTTATTATTAAGTCAACAAATAGGTTATGGTTATTATGATAAAGGAAACTTGAACCCATTTCAATTTATACATTGCTATATAAATATACCAGATACAAATGATCGCGATAGTTTATTTCAGGCCGAAGTAAGGAGATGTCTTGATATATTGGAAAAAATTGGTTCTAATTCAAATTTAAGGCATTTTTGTATATTTGATGAATTATTTTCAGGAACAAATCCATATGAAGCAATATCAAGTGCTGTTAGTTATTTAGAATATATTAATAAATACAATGTTAAATTTATATTAACGACACATTACATTCAGTTATGCGAATTAATGGAAAATAACAAAAAAATAATAAATCAAAATATGAAAACTGATGTTAAAAACAATGTATCTCAATATTTTTATAAAATGATTAAGGGTATATCTAAGATAAAGGGTGGGTTATCTGTGTTAAAACAATTGAATTATCCAGAAGAAATAATAAAAAGATCAGAAAATATAATGGAAAATGTTCGTTAAAAATAAAGAATTATTTTATTTTAAATTAATAATGATAACTAGGAATTTAGCCATTTGTTTAGGTGTAACTGGATTAACTTCTGTTTTACTTTTTTTGTATTTTAGACATAGAGTTGGACATGTAGAAGAAAAAATGGAAGCATTATTTCAATTAATTCAAAAAGAAGCCAGAGATTCAATGAATGAAAGAATACAATTTAATGAAAAAATGGGGGCCACTCCAGAAGAAAACGATATTGCTCAACAAGAGCAAATGAATTTAACACAACAAAGGATTGAGGTGTCTGAAGATGAAGAAAGTGAAAGTGAAAGTGAAAGTGAAAGTGAAAGTGACAGTGACGACGAAGGAGAAAAATTATTAATACAGGAAGTACCTGGACCACAAATAGCAGAAGTTTTAAATGGTCAAATAGAGGAAATTGAATTAAAGCATGATGTAAAAGAAGAAGTGAAAGAAGAATTGAGTGATAAATCCGCCGAAGGTGAGGATGAGAATAGTTTAGATGAAGTAGACTTAGATGATTTAGAAGAAGAAGAAAAAACAGAAATAAAATTAGAACAACACGTTAGTTACGAACAAATGAAAGTTCCTGAATTGAAAAGTCTAGCAGCAGAAAGACAATTGACGGGATATTCTCATTTAAAAAAAAAAGATCTAGTGGAATTATTGTCACAGAACCCAGTAGCACATCAATAATGAGTTATTTACCTAGAATAAATTTTTGTATGATTATATATATATCATGAGTTGGGCTACTTGCTATTCCGCAACAAATAATAATCATTATGATAAACCTGCTATGATGAGTGACAGTAGGTTTTTAACAAATTGGAAATCTAATTGTGAAGTAAATAATCATTTAAAACACAGTGCTAATTTAGTTACTAATTACGATTATAGACAATATTTGATAAAAAACGCACCCGAAATAATTGGTTTTAATCAAAAATTATCTGTTATGTGCACAAGTAATGCTGTTTTAGGTAATAAACCAGAATATGCTAATAATGGTTCTGATTTAAAAAATTTATATTTATCTAGAAAAGAATTACAAAATAGATTGGTTGCACCTATAATGACACAAGAAGAATTGTTAAAGAAACAGAGTTGTAATAAATAAATATTATTTAAAAATACTTTATAATATTTATATATGAAACTATTATCAATAGATGTTGGTATGAGGAATTTAGCAGTATGTATCATTGAGACTTCTCTCCCAGATGCACATAAGATTTCATTTTGGGAAGTTTTAGATTTATGTGAAACTCCGGAATATAAATGTAAAGAAATGAAGAATAATAAATCAGTATGCAATAAAAATGCTAAATTTTTTAAAGAAAATAAATATTATTGCAAGCTTCACGGAAAAAAACAAAAATACAAAATACCAACAAATGATTTAAAAATTAAAAGATTAAAAAAAAGAAAAATAAAAGATATAAAATCAATAGCACAAAAATATGATTTATCATTCAATATGAAAGATAAGAAAGACGCATTAATAAATAATATTATATTGGATTTATCAAATAATTATTTAAATTTTGTGGAAATATCAAAAACTCAAGATTTTACTTTGATAGACTATGGTAAAAGTATCAAAAATATTTTTGATAAAACATTTTTAAACATGGAAATAGATTATGTATTAATAGAAAACCAAATAGGACCTTTAGCATTGAGAATGAAAAGTATTCAAGCAATGCTGATACAATATTTTATTGACAATGGTATAACAAATATAGAATGTGTTAGTTCAAGTAATAAATTGAAAGAATTTATAGGAAATAAAGATACAAGTTATAAAGAAAGAAAGAAATATGGAATAGAATTTACAAATAAAATTTTATTAAATGATAATAATTTAAATAAATGGATACAAACCTTTAATGGTCACAAAAAAAAAGATGACCTAGCAGATTGCTATCTACAAGCAAGGTGGTTTATAAAAAATAGATTAAAAGTTTAATTAATATTAAAATAATTAATATTAATGCGTCTTAACTTAAAATTAAAATTGGTAATATTAATCATATGAGTGATTTAAAAATTCAATTTGATGAAGTAACAGAACCTAAATTAAATGTTATTGATGCGGCTACGTCGGGTTTAAATATTGCAGGTGGAAAACCCAGAGTAAATTT